CTGGGTACATCTCAGCTTTTAGAGGGGAGTCGTCCACGTGTTTGACGGAATGGACATCGTCTGGTACGGGGCACCATGGGTCGGTGTACGTGCCGTTCTCGAACTGCACGGATTCCTGATACCACTGGTCGTAGTATTCGTAAGGTTTAAACAGGTACTCCTTCACCGTGAGGGGCACCTGCTGCTCTTCGGCCCAGCTACGCAAACCGTCCTCCACTACGGCACGGACGATCTCGAATGGGTCTTTTCCTTGGAAGTAGAGCTCACTCCCAACCGACTGGAGCGTCGACTTGAGCACGTCGAGCAACGGCACCGCACTAGTTTGGTTGTAATGCAGCATCTTGCCAATACTCTTCGCATCGAGAGGCGCAGAGTACTGGTACTTGAACGTATCCCCCTCGATCTCCACACGCTTGAACGCGCGCTTGAGGAAGGTCACCAAATGATGCTCACGGAACTCCTTCGTATTCGTATTCTTCTCCGCATCCGTGAAGCCGACGCCGATCTCGGCCAGCACATCCTGCACAATCTTGCAATTGAACATGTCTGAGAAACCGACCTTGACCGAAGCGAGCAAGTCATCGCCGTACGTGATGACACACACCAACCTGTCAAAGTGCTCACCAACCAAGCGAATCTCCTGATGCAGGTGGCCATGCTTCATGTAGAACACGTAGCGCAGGTAGATGTTGCCAGCAATGCAGTTGCCTTGCGTGGTGATCATGTTCCCCGACGGATTTACAGCCATGAGCTTCAGCAGTGTCCCAAAGAAGTTCACGACAGGACTGTACGTGACACGCAAGATGTTGTCCATCGTCTTGAGATCCGCATCAGAGAAGACTCCTCTGTGCAAGTCAACAATGAGCTCCCGCACCACCTGCAAAAGCTCGACACACATCTGCTTGTCAAAATCCTCGTAATCACCATCGAAGATCTCAGTGTCAGTGCCGACGCCGAGGAAATGCGCGAGCTGGGTCCATTGCTCACTATGACAATTCATCCCCACGGCAGCACCGAACGTGAATGGGAACAGAGCCATACAGCGGACAAACGACATCAGATATTTCCTGGAGACAACCGTGAAGTCAACAGGACTCATCATGAAAACGCGGAACTTCCCTTTGTCGTTCTTCGTCACCGAGATTGGCTCGTCTTTCACCTGCGCGGAGAACACAGGATAGACCAGGCCCTCGCTCAAGTTCTTCTCCAAATTCTTGATGCACTGAGCGACTTCGGGACCTGGCGTACGCTTACCATCCTCAGTGAACTCGAAGAGCTGAGTCTTCGCCGTGCTCCACGGGTGACCAGAGCTCGTAGTCCACTTGAGCGCCTCCATTGCACGCAGGCCATCAATGCCGTTGCACGCCTCGTGTGTGGTGAGCTTGAACAGATTCTCGCGCCACTCGGGGTACTTCAGCAGACGGTGCTTGTACATGTCTGCAGCAGCCTTGAACCTCTGGTACTTCTCTTGGTCAAAAGGCTTCTGAGTCGCCATGGGGAGAAGCGCTTGCCAGCGACATGCGGCCAACTTTCGTGTGCCATCAGGAGTATCACCCACACGC